TTTCTGCAACATCAATGGGTTTACCCCTTGGACTGATTGCTCCTTTTTTTCCAGTAGCTAAAGAAGCAACGGCAGTAATAAAATCTTTTGGTACGATCTGAGTACCTTCAGCATCAACCTCAAATGTAACTGGAAGGGCTGTTGGTGCTATTGCATTAAATACATGTAAAAATTGTTTTTGCATTTTAGTGCCCAACACATCTGATTCATTAAAAATATTTCTACCTGTAGATGTTTTTCCTTCTTTAGCCTCAAGAACTGCATTCGCACCAAGGCTTGTAGATAAAAAAGGATCTGTCATTTCTCCTATTGAATCTATTGTTGCATTGCCTACTATATTCATTAAGCTTGCTTCGTTTCTATTACCTTGAGCAACAGCATTTAATACAGCTCTAACAGGTCTTTGTAAAAAGTCATAAGGATTGGTGTAACTGTAATTAACAAAACCTGTAATGTTCCCAGCAGAATCTGTTTCAGTTGGGATCATGGTGGCTGTTTTTTCCCAAGGTGCAGCAAAGGATCTTTTGTATGCATCTATTTGTTCTTGATCTGAACCTGTTAAAGCTAAACCGGCTGCTGTTAATCCAGCAGGCAACCCAACAGTTGTTGTAAATGCAGATGTTATTCTTCTCATTCCTACTTTTTGTAATTCAGAGTTACTGCTTGCTAGTTCTTTAATTGCTCTTTCTATAGTGTTGCCAGTATTTCTAAAAATTTCAGCAGGAAAAGCTGTAAAGTTACCAAACACAGGAATAAATTTTAATTGTTTTACTATTTCAGGGGTTCTTGAATAAGTTGGTGTTATATCTAAAGCTATGGTTGCACCCTCGCCTTTAATAAATTTATCTAATAAATTTTTAGGATTTTTTACTCCATCTCTTGTTTGTTGTTCAAAAATTTCTTGGCTTAATTTTTTTAATTCACCTGCTTGAACAACAGCCCCTAGTTGTTCATCTGGTCCCGAAGCTTTAATAAGCTTTTGAATATCAGGATCAGAAAAATTTTTAACAGCAGTAACCGGAATAACAGCATCATCAGCAGAGTCAGCTATAACTTTTGTAAGTTTCGATTGTTCACCATTCCAGTTTACCATCCTAGCTGCGTTGTCTGAACCTGTATAAACTCTTTCAATAGGTTGTAATATAGCTTTTTGTATTCTACTTATAACACCATTTGATTGTATTTTTTTCATCAAAGCAACATCTTCTACAACATAAGCACCTACGTCAGCTATTTCCTGTAATTGCACTCCTCTTCCTACTACAATTTGATAATCTCTTGCTTCTTTAATTTCTTCTTTGTATTTTGTTTTCCCTCTTGGATCAAGTACGCCAGCAAATGATTGTTTAAAAGTCTTTGTAAAATTAGCAGAGGGTCCAAGGTTTCCGTTCATGGCTGCAAAAATTGGAACACTAGTATTATTTCTTATGTGAGCACCAATTGATAATAAAGTTTTATTGTATTGTCCTACTGTTTTTAAAGCCAACAATCCTTTGTAAGTATTTTTTAAAATATCAGGCATTAGTTCTTTAAAACCATCTGCTGCTACTCCAAGAGATTTAACAAAAACCTCTGGTGCATAAGTATTTTCTAAAGCACCAGCTTCAGGACCAAACTTTACATAGTCAACGTTCACACCATTTATTTCATCAGCTGGAATAATATCTCTTAATTTTTTAGTTTCAAAGTCTAAAGTATTTATGTTCTCTGATTTAAAATCATCAACAGTTTTTAGAAAGGGTGTTGTTCCTCTTTGAAGTGCTGTGTCATTAAGAATTTTTATATCATCAAAAGCTTTTATGTCTCCTACTAAAGTAGCAACTTTAGACATAGTAGCGGTTGTTGCAAAAGCTTCATCTTGTAAAGCTTGTTTCCATTCTGATCCTTCTTTGTAATTAAGAGGAGTTATTTCACCTAAAGCTTCTCTAATTTCAGGCAAGTTTTTTAATTTTTTCCCTTTTAATAATCCACTTTTTATATTATTTACATACAATTCTGGAGTCTGATAAGTTTTTTTAATATTTTCAGGATTCTTTATATCGTTAAATATTTGTCTTGCTTGAGATTCGGCAAGGTCTCCTTTTAAACCAGCTATTTCTGCTATTTTTTTAATAGCTCTATCGTATACTTCAGGTGCTGGTTGAAATTTTGGATCTAAAAAAGTTCTGTAAAGAGTTGTTCCATACATGCCATTGTTTAAAATCAATGCTTCTTTAAACCCTGATTCTAAAGTTAGATTAGGTATGGTAGTTTTACCTGCAACCAACTTAGACAACAGTGCTTCTTCTTGACGAAACAATTCTTTGTTATCTCCAAGTATAGAAGACAAATGATTGTCAACATCTACATTTAAAGTTTCGTAATCTATTTTATTTCCTGAACCTTCAAAGCTTTTTATTTTATTAAATGATTCAGTTTCTATCTGTTTCATCTTAGCTCTTTTTGGTATTCCGGTTAGCCCTGGAAAATTTCTTTCAACAACAATTAAAGGATTTCTATAAGATGTAATTGCTTTAACCAAATCTAAAGCATCTGTTTCATTTAACTTTCCGCTTGATGCAGCTTCTCCTATTGTTTTTTGAACTTTATCCATAGCATCTCCAACTCCTAGAGTAAGATCTACAGCGTATGATTTTTGAGCTTGGTGAACATTTGATATTGCTGTATTGTTTTTTGCAGTTTGCTCAAACGTACCACCATATGTCAGGTTTTTTCTTAAGAAATCAAACACACCTTTGTCTGCTTTTTCTGCAGCTGCAACACCCCCGGTTTTATTATTTAAACCTTTGGCTAGTGCATTAAAATAAGGTGCAGCTAAATCTAATCCGCCTCCTGCTAATCCGACTGCACCTCCAACAATTTTTGGAGCAGCGTAAACAAATGTTGATGTTTCAGCAAAAACTTGCAATCTTTCTTTTAATCTTGCAGCAGCAGCCTCTCTGCCTTTAAGATTTTTAATTCTTTCTTCATCGCTTTCTTTATCAAACATATCTGCAAAAGTATCGATATCATCTGTAGCAACGGCAGCATCTACCGCACCTATGGCTGCTAGTTGTTTTATTTTGCTTAATCCAGATAAGGCTTTAGTAACACCAAGCCCTGGAATACCAAATTGAAGTACCGTCTGAACTGTTTTACCAGCTCTACCTTGTACGTCTGGCTTAATAGACTCAAAGAATTCATTAACGTTGTCGGTTACTTCTGTATTAAAAAGAAGATCTACTACTGTGGTCGGTATAGTAGCAACACCTTGGACTGCTGAAACAGCAGCAGCAGGTACTGCCCTTCCTATGTCTCCTAGGCCAGAGCCAGAGCCACCCGGTCCTGTTTTAGCAGCTCTTTCAGAAGCTTTTTTAATTTCTTCTGGGTCATTGCTTTCAACAAATATTCTTTCTCCACTGTCTAAAGTTATTATAGGCATAACTTTTTATGTCTTTCTTATAATCCTTTTAGCTAGTTCATTAGGATCTTGATTTGTTTCTTGCATTAATGCTAACATTGAAATGTCATTTAATAAAACACCAGGGTTTTGTGCATCAACCACTTCTCCATCTTCATCACCAGTTAATACTGTTTTAAATTTTGTTAGCAACATCTGTGCTGCTAACATAGACTCTTTTGTTAATTTACTACCGCCAGCTTGTAAGTTTTGTAGTCTTGAAATATCTTCATCACTCATTGCTAATAACTTTTCTTGTTCTGACAATCCTTCTTCTTGTCTAACGCCTTCTGCCATAGCTGCTTGTCCAAAGTCAGCGATAGCATTTCTTGGAACAAAGCCTTCACTTGGTTGCATCATAGCCAAGAATCCTGCCATCATTTGTCTTGCAAACTCAGGGTCTTTACCAAGCTTATCAGTGTAGCTTCCGGGGAAAGATGCAAGGTAGTCCATGAATACAGGTTCTGTTCTTCCTGCTGCTTGTGCTCGTTCTAAACTTTTAGCGTAATGAATGTCTCTCATTGAATTTGATTCTTCAATTTCAGGAACGGTTGCATCACTTGAATCATCATCGTTATTGTCATCAGTTTCATCCTTACCAAATAAAGCTTTTGCACCATAACCGAGAGGAATTCCATAAGCAGCTGTTCTAGCAACACCTCTTCCTAAACCACCTTCACCACCTAATCTTCTAATAGCTTCTTTAGTAAGCTTTCCAGCACCTATAATTGGAGTTGCTAACGCACCCACTTCGGGTGGTAAAATTCTTTTTGCTTTTTCTGTTTTGGTTTCTTTCTTTTTAGTATCTTTCTTTTTAGTATCTGGTTTCTTTTTAGTCTCTGATTTTTTAGCTTTATTTAGTGCGTCTTTAGCTTTGTCTGCTTTATCTGTTAAATATTTTATACTTCTTTTAAGTACTCCTATTTTGCCACTACCATCTGCAAACTTAGCTATCCCACCGCCAGCCATCATCATTGGATCTATGTTAGCTATGCCACCTTCTTGGTATCTTGTAATCTCTGGAGTGGATATGCCCATTCCTTCAATCATGTATCCGGGAGTTCCTGTATCTCCGCTATTCTGTGAATTAGCATATGCCTCAGCTAACATCGCTAAAGCTTTTATTCCTCTCTGGCCTTTAGTAAGTTCTTTTTTATTTACATCAGCAATATCTGTTTCAGCTTCATCTAATGCATCTTTTTCTATTACTTCATTTTCAACATTAGATTGATCCCCAGAAATAAAGTTTCCTATACCAGATCTTATATCATCAATTAAATCACTCCTCATTTCTGGATCTTTTGCAAGATTATAAAGTTCTTTTGCATCTCTACCCATTTCAAACAACTCGCCTATTCCACCCTTTTTAGTTATGGAAGGATCTTCTCTAATTTCAGCTAAGGCTTCATCGCTATAAAGTTCAACAGGACCGATGTTTTCAAAGCCTCTATTGTTGGTAGTTACTAAATCGGCTGCTTCCTGTCTTATCGCCATTTGCCCTGGTGTAGCCAGTATTCCTTTTCTTGTTGGTCCTAAAAGCAATCCATTAGCAGCTGCAATGTTTTCTACAGGGTTTGTTGTAAATAAATCTTTTGTTTTTTGTCCTGCTCCTCTTTCAGCATTTTTAAGTGCCTCAACTTTGTTCATTGTCTTTCTTAATTTGTTTCCTTTAACTCCTGCTTGTATAAGTTTTGCTGCAATTCCAGCGGGAGGAAAAAACATTAATCCAGCTACTAAATAATCAACAGGATCAGTAGGATCAAATACTAAATCAGTAAAATCTCTAAGGTTTGCTCCTGAATCTTCTGCTGTTTTTCTTAAGCTGATCCTGTCGAAAAACCCTGAGTTCGTCTCTCCACCATTAGCGTATGCAGCTATACCGCCATCAGCAAATCGTTTGTTGTAACGAACACCAGCTCCTTCCTCCTCTGGATTTACATAAAAACTAAAGCCATCGTCATCACCGTAAGTGTACTCATCGCCTCTTTTTTGTATGGGCAAATCAGTAACATTTCCTAATATGTTATTAATAAGAGCTTCTTCTGATTCTTCTGATCCTCTTGGTAGTCTAATTCCTAACGCTTCTTCTAGCTTTGCAATGCCTTGTTCCTTCATTGCGTCTTTAAATTGTTCTTCTTGGCTCATTCCCCCATTAGCATATCCTCTAACTGGGCTTAATCCTGATGTAATACTCATTACAGCACCTTAGAATAATCTACAGCGTAGTATCCGTTTTGAACTACTACTGCATCTGGTTTAACTTCTAATACTTCTTGTGCTAGTACGCCTTCAGCTGGCTCGCTTTCTGCACCTAGCTCTTTACCTTTGTCATTCCAATCCCATGTGTACCAACCAATACCAGGCTCTAGTTCACCAACTTTTTTAATGTTAGTTTTTAAATCTACATCAGACGTTCCAGGTGCAGGTGCAGCAGTACCACCACCTGAGCCGAAATAAGCTCCAGCTGCTGCACCTACTGCACCTAAAATAGTAGAAGCACTACTTGGTTTTTGATAACTACCACGTTGATAAGCACTTGTACCAGTACCGCCAGAGATACCACCCATTGGTGATCCAGCTAGTAACTGTTGACCTTGCATTAATCTTTGCATTGGCTCGCCTGCAAGTTGTTGTGCTCCAGCAAACTGTCTTGACAGTCCTGCTTGTTGAGTTGCTTGACCTTGTTGACCAAGTTGATTCAACATACCTATCTGTGTACCTAACTGACTCTGTCCTTGTTGTCCTAATCCGGCAATGCCTTGACCTATCTGTCCGTATTGTTGTCCTAACCCGGCTTGCATTTGTCCTAGGCTACCCAAAGCCTGTCCACCAGCTCCAATGCTAGATCCAAAGCCACCTAGTGCTTGACCTCTTTGTACTTGTTGCTGTCCTAGACCAGCCATCTGACTTCCCAATGCTGCTTGTTGTCCACCTATAGCAGCCTGTTGTCCACCTAGACCTGCTTGCATTTGCCCTAGCCCAGCTTGTCTGCCTTGCTGTGATTCAAATGCTTGTTGAGCTTGCCCTTGTGATTGACCAAAACCTTGGCTTCTTAGACCACCAATAGCTTCCGCTGCCCCTCTTCCTGTTTGTCTTGCTAATTCTTCTTGTGATATACGTCCTCTTGATCCACCAAACGCACCTTGCGATATGGCTCTGTCTCTAAGGCCTATGTCTTGTTGAGCTGAAGCTCTATTAATATCTTGTAATGTTTGTTGCACTACCTGGTCTTCGTAAGGATTCATAAATCTAGACGCAGAATCTGGGTCGTACATTTTGGTTGAACCCAATGCACTTTGTTCAGCTCTTTGCAATGCACCTATGCCACCGGCTACAGTTTCTGCACCTGTGCCTATCATTCTTTCTGCTGAGTCTGAGAACCTTCCAGCTCCTCTTGTTAGATCAGATCCTTCTCTTTGAAAGCCCATGCCTTCTTGGATACCAGCTTGAGCCTGTGGTAAGTAGCCCATAGAAGCATCTAAATTAGCTTCTTGTTTACCAAAAAGCCCACCCGCTTGATCTAAGCTTCCTTGAAAGTCTCCTAACCTACCTGCTTGTTGACGAGCTTGTATTTGTAATGGCGTAAGTCCTGCCGTTTGTTCTATAGGTATATCCCTTGGTTGAGATATTAAACCTTCGTATTCTCCGGGTGATCCAAAGTAAGATCCTAATAGTCTTCTAGAGTAGTCCTCCATGTATGGAGAGACAAAAGAATAACCAGTTTGAGGCGTGGTTATAACATCGGCTGGTGGAGCAGTGACTGTTTTACTACTAAATATTCCCATTACTTATACCTCTTAGCCATTTCTTCAGCTTCTTTTTGAAACTCATACATCTTACGAGCACCCATTAATCTTTGTTCGTATTCATCATCTGGACTTGCCCCAGCCATCATTCCTATGCCTCTAACAGCAGCTGAGTTAACTATAAACTCACCATCGCTTAACATAGCAGGAATTTTATCTCCTCGTTCACCACCTGGGCCTGTAACCAATTCTTCTCTTTCTGGAAAATCTTCAACGCCCATTTCTCCTGTGCCGTCAGCGTATGCATTAACGTAAGTTCCATCCTTAGCATACAATTGACTTTCTATACGTCTTGGTTGCATGCTGTCTATGAATGTAGCTTCTTTAGGAGGTGCTACTAATGGCGAGAAAGGAGTTCCTTTTATCTGTGAATATATTTTTGATACTTCACTTGGATAGAATCTATAAGCATCAGGAGTTTCATCTCTTGCATCAATTGAAATATTTTGCCCTGGATTAACGTTTTCAAAATTCATGCCTTGATACAAAGAACCTCGACCGTCACCTACTTGTGCTCCTCCATACCCCCTAGCCAAACGATCTTCTTCGCTTATTGCAGTAGCAGTAGCAGTAGCAGGAGTAGTAGCAGCTGTTTGTTCTATTCCTAATACATCTCTCATGTAATTAAAGCTTGGGTTACTTGCTAAATATTTTTCAACGTTACCAATGTTAGGTACGGATCCTCCTAAATCATAACCAGGTACATCGTAACCAAATCTATTTTCTACAAGGGCTGGATTCTCTTTAGCCAAAGCTCTTATTCCTTTGTTTCCTTGTGATAAATCTTTCATTCTTAAATTATATTATTGTTTATGTATACCATTTTTCTATGTTCCAGTATTCACTACTGGTACCAAGGTTTATTGTAGTATTTCCTGCTGTTGTAATAGTAACAGAACCTACTAATGCTTGCAGTTCATAACCCTGTGGATTCACAGGTGTATGTAGCTGTATCCATCTATTGCCACTATATACTTGCAATACATCGATAGACGTATTCCATATTACATCACCTGCATTAAAAGCTAAAGTGGTAATATCGGAATCATTAAACTGTGGAGTTGAGTCAGGATCAAAGGATTCTAAATTTATTTCTAGTACTCTAACAAGACGATTAAACGTATTAGTATCTACATCTGTTGAAGCTAATGGCAGCCTAGTGTTGAGAAGTTTTGTCATTACCTTTTGCCATCAGGTCTAATTTCAAATCTGTTTGCTCCAAGTCTCCATGTAAAACCAGTTCTTGCTTCTGTATTTGCATCGTCATCTGATTGTGCCCTAAATACTATTTGTCTAGATCTTGCTCTAACGTGATTCTGTTTTGTGCTACTAGTTACATTGTTAGTAGAGTTAGTGGTTAAGCTGTCCCCCGGAAAGTTTCTTGTTTTTAAAACAAAATTTATTTGTCCAACGTTAGAATTGTTTCCAAAAAATTTAACGTCTGGAATAATTTTTCTTACAAAGCCAAACCTTTCTCCATCATCAATATCAATATCACCAGACTCAATAAAGACATTATCCATTGGAGATCCGTCATCATCATCACTGCTTTCGTGTGTGTAAATATAGTTAACAGAACTGTCTTTGCCTGTTGCTCTAGGTTTTTCAAAAATACCATCGTCTAACCATGCAGTTCTTGATAGCTCTCCGATACTCCATACCTTTTCTAAATAATTGTATGCAACGTACCTGTCTATTTCTGTACTAGAAGAAGAAGGATAGAACCAACCAACTTCATTAAACTCTCTGTTGGTAAATGCCGTAACTTTAAATGATTGATTTGAATTGAAATCGTCAAGAACGTAATTTAAAACAGAACATGACAATCTTTGTACTGATCCGTTGTATGTGTAAAAACCATCTCTAGCCATCCAATACACGGAGTCAGGTGCATTAATGGCTCCGTTTGGAGATATAAGGCCAACGTTCTCATTAATAAGATTAATTCCAAAAGTAAATGGAGCACCTACAAACTGCATGCTGTATAAAGCCGTGTCAGTCCAGATAAGAGTTTCTTGTCTTGATCTTAATCCAGCAACAATTTGTGAACCAGATGAAAGTCTTAATGATCCTGCGGTGTTTGTAGAAGTGGGCTCCCATTCAGTAACGCTTTCTTGGTCAGAGAATGCAACAAGCAAAGGATCTATTGCTCCCGTCCTGGCACTGCCAACAATAGGGTCTGCACCTAATACAATAACGTGACGATCAATGTCACTAACAATAGTTTGAAGACCTACAGTTGGAGATAAATTTGCTCCGGTCAAAGTTGTAATGTCTACTGCTCTAGTAGTTAATCCTGAAGACTCATCCCAATAATATATTCCACCGGCTCTAGGATTAATAATTAAATCTTCTCCAAAAGCATCGTGCGACCACAATCTTAATTGATCTGTTTCAGATAAAGCTGTTGCAGATCCCCATGATCCAGCACCAAAAAGTCCTGCACCCCAACCGGTTGATTCTACATAAACATCTAGACCTACATTAATTTGATAAGCAGCGTCCGTTGCACTTCCTCCATTGCCATCATCATCTGATGAAGCAGTAGCTGAGGCTGTAAATGTATAAGTGTTAGCAGAAGGCACTCCTGTTATTTGATGTTCCTTATTTAGAACAGCAGCAGTAATGTTGCCTCCTAAAGATACAGCATTGCTTATGGTTACAAAATCGTTAACAACAGCACCATGAGAAGTATCTGTCGCAGTTATAACAGCACTACCATTAGTTGCTGCAAAAGTAGTAACGTTTAAATCAGTTGAACGTATAGGAGTAATGTCATTTAAAATATCACCGGTTGTAACATAATATTTAAAGGTAGTTCCTAAGCCTAAATATTTGGTAGCATCTAATGCAACCCATGCAGTTAAAGCTCTACCAGTTCCTTCATAATCTTCAGTTGTTGTTTTGTTCCAACCACCAATTTTTTCTGGTAACCCTTTTCTAAATCTAATTAAATTGCCATCAGCCCATCCGCCTTTATCCATAAGATCAGTGGACTCTTTATTAATACCGGGATTAAATAATAATTTAGTTAAAGCCATTCTTTACCCTCAAACAATAATGCTTCTGCCTGTCTTCTTACTATCAAACCATTTAAGACAACACCTCCAGCTTTGTTCCAACGTTTAATTTCTTGTGGAACTTCTTTGTATCTTTCTTGATTAAGAACAGTTAATAAAGTTGAATTTTTTAAATTTGTTGGACCTAAGTTATATACCCACGAACACAAAGCATCAAATTGATTTTGTTCTAACGGCACTTTAACCATGTTATTAATGTACCCTTCGTACTCAGGCATCTCTTCAGTAAGCATAAACTCTGCGTGCTCTTGGTTTATTTCATCACCTTCCTTTACTTCTTTGGTGTGGCCGTATCCAATTGTCCAAACTCCCACACTGTCTTGGTATGCTTTTAGTTCGCACCCTTCAAATCTTTTAATTAAAGCTATACCTTCTTGTGATATTTTCATTATATTGCTACTACTCCTGTCAGAAGAGCTATTAAAAGAGTTGCCATAAAACCAAAAGTTCCAAACGTTGCCATCTTTAAAGTTCCATTTAGTTCGCTCATTTGTTTTTTTATTTCGGCAGTTTCTCCAAAAATAGTTTTCCATCTTTCTTCGCACTTTGCTTCGTGTGTTTTAAGATCTGATGCTACATCATGTGCAGTTGTTCTATTCGCCATCTTTGTTATCCGAGCTGTGTGATGCACCAAAATAAAAACTAATAATAGCGGAAGCTAACCCACCTAAATAACCTAACACTAAGTTAATTAAAGCTTCGCTGTTTTGTTCAGGCGGTTGAAGAGTAACAAGGAATATGTAGCCCATGAATCCCCCCACAACAACAAGACCCATTATTCTGGCTGTCCAATCTTTACCAAATTTTCCTCTAGCGTCTTGTATGTCAGCAGTTTCTAATTTAAACACATCCACTTCAAGTTCTTTCATTTGCAACTCAAAGCCTTGCTCTGCCTTTTTAAGCTCTAACATTTGCTCTGGAGTTGCTGCTTGTATTGCTTTGTTAATAGATTTTGGATCTGTTTGACATCCAAGAACTCCAGCAATTACAGAAGCTGCTTGACCACCTAACGGCCCACCTAACGCAGAACCAAGAGTAGGAGCTAAAGCACCTACAACATTTTTTATTAAGTTAAATTTCATAATTTAGTTTGCCAAAGGGTTATCGTCTTGTTTATCTATCTCAATCCAGATTCTTTCAACGTCACTTGTTAGTGAAGCAACGCTTGCTTTAAGGTCGCTGTTGTCTGGAATAACTAATCCGTCTATTGACTTGTTCATGTAATCAACAGAAGTTTCTATAGCTACAAACCTTTCTTCAATAATCTTTTGAGCATCTTCTGTATCGCCTATGCCACCTATCTGTGCTTCAAGGTTTTCTAATCTATTAACGTAGGTTGCCCCGGTGTACCCAAAGCCAGCTAAAGTACCTACGATACCTACCAGTGCTATGAGCTGTGTTGTTTTGTTTTCAAACCATTCCATAATGTCTCCTATAAGTTTGGCTGTAATTTTTTTAATTCAGTTAAAGTATTTATACTTTGCTCTGCTAAACCATAAAACGCTACAGTATTATCTGATATTGTATTATTAGTATAAATGCTTTTAGGTTCATACCAAAATTCTTTCTTGGGTACAGATACCATTCTGTAATTATTAAAGCCTGGCAAAAATCCCATAACAGCAATGATAGCATTCTCTGATCCGTATTCTCCTGTTTCTTCTTGTCTTGTAGCTACTTGATTCTGAGCCGTTTGTAAATTTTTAGCTACAATACTTTCAACTGTTGCTTCACTCTCTGAATCAACGCTTGCAGATGAGATGGATGTGTCCATTTGTTCTTGTGTTGATTCTATTGTTACACTTGATACGGCAACTTCTACTGTTGTTGATTCTGTTTCAACAGAGGTAGAATTAAAAGAAGAGCTTGATACAGAGGTACTGCTCATGTCTAAAACTTGATTGGTTTGAGCTGTAGAAGATGCAAATTGATCTGACATACTAGGAGAGCTGCTAATGCTTATGCCGTTGTTAGATGAAGAACTTACAGAACTTGAAGAATTTCCAGAGGCAACACTATTGCCTGTTGAATGAATTGAATTTCCAGAACTTGTACCGCTAACACTTCTATTTGCTGTTGTTATTGTAGAGGCAACAACTCTAAGAGCCATTTCTCTACTAATAGAACTTTCTCCTCTAACGTTTTCTCTTTCAACAACTTCAAACTCTTCAGCAAAAACTTCTTCAAACTCTTCGGGAGCTTCTTCTCTTTCAATTCTTTCTTCTTCTATTTCAGCCTCTACAATACGTTCTTGAGCCTCAAAAATTTCTTCAACGGCTTCTTCTTCGTATATCTCCTCTAAAAATTCTTCTTCAGGTTCTTCTAAAGCTATAAATTCTTCTTCATTTCCTTCTTCAAAATGTTCATTGGTTTCTTCTTCAAACCATTCTTCTAATTCTTCAAGTGTATTAAATTCAATAAAAGTTTCTGGCTCACTATAGTCTTCAACTAAAAATGTTTCTTGAAATGTAAACTCATCTAATAATATTTCTTCTTGATGTTGGTATTCTTGCTCTGTATCCCAGACATCCATTAATACATCTGTATCTTCGTATGAAGTCATAGGAGTAGAATCAAAGTCTATCATGCCATCATCACTGAAACTTATATCTGTACCAAACCATTCATCAACCTGATCTTGCCCAAACTGTTCAGCATCAAGTTCGTACCAGTCTGCATCTGTAAATCCTTCACATCTGTTTTCATAGCATGGGTCATTAGGATCTAACCATTCGTCATACTCTTCGTCATACCACATGTCTTCTTCAGCATACCCATAATCTACATTATCTTCGTTAAAGAAAGCTGCTGAATCTTCTTGAGTATAACCTGCACAAAATGGAGCGTACTGTGGATTATCAGAACACTGTTGGTCATCATAAGCTTCCCAATACCTAGGACATGTTTCACTGTGCAATTGCGTTATATCGCATTGTTGAGTTAAGTAAGCTGCATCATATCCAGGACAGTTAGAATTATTTAATGAATTGCTACAGTCAATAGCATTACCAGATCCGTATCCAAAAAGAGATCCACCATTTTCTAATAGCGTATTTGATGATGAAGCGTTCCAATTTTCGCTAACACAATTACTAGCATTAGTTGTCCCGGTACTACACTGGTCATAAAAAAGGTATTGATATATTTCACTTGATCCACTTCCTATTTCTCCTATAAGTACATCGTGTTTTTCTATATCCAAAAATCCATATCTGTATTCAAACGTGTCGTTGCCCCACAAGATAACCTCAAAGCTGTTGTTGGTATTGTTACGGCCATACTCTTTCATGTCGTACCATCCAAATACAGTTTTATCTGAGTAAATTTTAGACAGAACAGATGATCCGTTGTCTCTAATAAGATCTGTCCAAAAAGGATACATGGTATAGGTATGCTGATCGGATAAAGGGTCTGGCGTGAAATCGTTACAGAAAGCCCCTGAAGTTTTAAAATGCAAGCAACCATTGGTAGCTACTCTGGCTTGTGTAAACTCTTGCCCGTAGTAGTCAAACGTAAACCCTAAAGCAAAAGCGTTAGACACTCCATCATCTCCAGCTGCTAAGTTTGTAGTGCCTGTAGCGTTGGTTAAATCTATTAAAGATTGGTTTGCTTCGTAAGTGTAAGAGGCTTCTGTTTTAAAGGATAATAAAAGAACTAAAGCAGTTACGAACACCACAGCTCCAATTATTAAAAGCTCGCTTAGTTTGTTCTTAGGCTTTTGCATCAAACTCTTTTATGCAAGTAGTTTTTGATTTCTTTTTACCGTTAGAGTTTCTTGTTTTTTTACACCTTTGGATATAAGTCCCTTTTACTTCTTCGTAATCTGGCCTGTCTTCTACGTTATTAGCCCACGACTTTATAGCTTCTTTACCTATTTTACCTTTGTATGGACAAGGAGTTCCTGCCATTTCCATAGCTTTGAATACTCTAGAATCCTGGCAAAGAATAGAAACAGAAGCTACTTTCATACCTGTGTCATACAGATACTTAGAAAGTTTTAGCCTTTCACAATTTTCATCTTTCACCGTCCCCCCAGTAGAGAATCCAAACACTTGACCTTGAAACGCTCCTGACCTGCCTACTGTGCATAAGTCCTGAGAATAAGACATGATGCTTGGTGCAATTGCTGAGGCAGGCGGAGCTTTACTAGTTACATTCTGATTAATGGTCTGAGTTGAATTGGATTCATTAATATTCTTATTAGTATTTTCAGATGTTGAATTGTTATTATTTTGATTTACGTTATTTGTTTGAACATTAGAATCAGACTTAGACGTATTAACGTTAGTATTTTTATTTGTATTACTGTTGTTAGCAGTAGAACTACTGGTGTTTGTAACGTTTTGATTAACAGTAGAATTTACTGTTGAATCGGAAGTTGAATTGTTGGTACTAACGTTAGTATTGGCGTTTGTATTTGTACTAGTGTTTGTAGCATTTGAATTGTTAGTATTAACGTTTGTATTAGCATTTGTGCTTGTATTTACATTTGTATTAGCATTTGTGTTTGCATTTGTACTTGTGTTGACGTTTGTATTAGCGTTTGTATTTGTATTTACATTCGTGTTGTTATTAGTATTGGTATTGGTATTAGTATTATTAGTAGTAGTCGTGTTGGTTGTATCTAATACATTATTTTCACAATACTGAGTTCCACTGTCACAAGGCGTATCATTACTTTGTTCTGAGGATTGAGTATTAAAACTTAAAGATATTATTGATAATAATATTAATGAACTAAAAAAATTATGTTTCATTTGGAACATAAACCCCAATTTCTATTAATTTTTTACGATTAATTAAATGTTCATCTTCAACATCTGATTTAGCTTGGCCATGATAAGTAACTGCTAAATGGTTTTCTACTAGAGCCTGGTTAATGTTTACACCATCAACCCATATAGTGCCTAAGACTCTTCCGAACTTTCCTCTAGAATCTTTTAAATGAGTTTTAATAACTACTTTTTTGCCATTTTCTATAGAGTCTTTTAAAAAATACTTTGCCAGGTTACCTCTGGCTTTTTCATCAAGATCTCTTGTTCTAGATTCGGGAGTATCTATGGCATAAAGCCTAATTGTACTCTTGTATAAAATATCAAAACCTACACAAATTATTGCTTTAACAGTATCCCCATCAACAACTTTAGTAACTTCGCAATCGTACTCGTACATTACTATTTTTTAGGAGGCCTTCCTTTTTTCTTTTTAACTTCTACAGTAGTGTATGCTTCATCAACATCTGGGGTAGATTTATCATCTGCCTTGTACGTGCCTTCTTTAGTTCTAGCACGAACTATTTTATCTTCAACACCTTTGTATGCTTGAGATACTCTTTTTATAGTTTCTTTGTATGTTTTTGAAAACCAGTTCATTATTTTTTATCCTTCTTTTTAACAGGACTTTTTTTAACTGTTTTTTTAACTGCTTTTTTAGCAGGTTTAATTTTTGTTTGGTGATAACTTTTTTTACTACCCATTATTCCTCTCCTGTTGTAGCTTCTTTAGAAGCCTCTATAAAAGCCTGATTAAAAACTTGTTGTGACGCTTTGATTTGGTCTAATTGAAACATAAGTCTTGCTTCTTTATTTCCTAAATCTTCTAACTGAGACTTTATGTATTTTTGCTTTTCTGTAAATGCAATTTCTACAGGTTTTATTTTTTCTGCACTACTCATGTTTTATTTAATTTGCTGCTATGTAATTTGTGCCAGTTGTAACTGCTGCAACGTGAGTAGTCTTCTTACTGTCTGCTGCTCCTTTTACATCTGGCGTATCGTCACTTGCATTACTTGCATCAGGTTCATAAAGCAAGATAGTTGAAAGGTGGTCAACATTACGTTGTACCATTTCATTTATCTCTGCTTGTGTCTTACTTCTTACATCGTATGTTCCAGCTTTTACTGCATCAATTAATGTTACTGAATCGGTTCCCGCTGCTAAACATTCTGTTACTGTTTGTGCCATTCTATTTCTCCTAGTTTAATTTATTTTCTAATTCTTCGACCTTTGCCGAAAGTTCTTTTACTGCTTTGATAAGTGGATAGATAAACATTTCTTGCGATAAATATTGTTGTCCTGTGTCTTTATCTTCTTTCCAACCACCAAAAGTATCTACACCAGACTTTTCAAGTGCTGCTTTTACGTCTTGTGCAATCATTCCGTGTAAAACTATATCTGTATCTTTTACATTTTCTTCTGCATATTCTCTAAACTCTTTAGGTACTTCGTTATTAGGTTTCCAATTAAATGTTACAGGTCTTAATTCATTTATAAAACTTAAACCTAGATTATCCTCTGTAATATTTGTTTTAATTCTTTCATCGGATGTTCTTGTCCAAGAAGCATTCGTATCAAAGTTATTATGAACAATACCTTGACTGTCGTTACCAAAGGCAAATTGATTGTTTTCATTGAGTGCAGTACATTCAACACCTATAGAATAAACAAGAGAAGGATTAGAACTTGCTGTCAGTGAGTTTACACCGATAGCTATGTTGTTAGAAGCACCAGATGCCCAAACATGCCCTGCTTGATAACCAACAGCTGTATTAGCATTACCTGTTGTTACTGCACCACCTGCTGCATAGCCTATAGTAGTGCTCGATGTTCCAGTTGTTATGTTATCTCCTGCATTTTTACCCATTGCTACGTGTGAATGCCCTGTAGTTACAGGACTAAGGCAATTTTGCCCAACTGCCGTATTGTCAGACGCTGTTGTATTTGACCCTAAAGTACTTTTACCAACTGCTGTGTTATTAGCACCTGTTGTATTAGAACCTAAAGAGTTAGCACCTACGGCTGTATTACCTGCTGCTGTGGTGTTGGCTGTTAAGGCAGATTCACCCACAGCCGTATTGCCTGATGCTGTGGTGTTAGCGTCTAGTGCATTTCTTCCAACAGCAGTATTTTCTCCTCCTGTTGAATTTGCCACCATAGCAGAATAACCAACTGCTGTGTTGTTTCCTGATGTTGTGGTGTTATTCATAGCAAAAGTTCCAACAGCCACATTCTGTGTTCCTGTTGTATTTTCTGTTAAAGCATCTTTGCCTACTGCCACATTAGCTGCACCAGTTGTGTTGGCATCTAAAGCAGCCTGTCCTACTGCTACGTTGTTTGCTGCTGTGGTGTTGGCTGTTAAGGCACGTTTACCAACTGCTGTGTTATTAGCCCCTGTGGTGTTGGCTTTCAAAGCTTCTCTACCTAATCCAGTATTTGAACTCGCAGTTGTATTAGCTGCTAGTGTATCGTGTCCAAAAGCTACGTTTGCACCACCTGTAGTATTAGCTCCTAAAGCACCATGCCCCACTGCTGCGTTTTCCTCACCTGTGGTGTTTGCTTGTAAAGCATCCGCACCGACTGCTGTGTTGTTAGCCCCTGTTGTGTTACTGTCCATACAGTCATTTCCGACAGCAGTGTTACCCGATGCTGTGGTGTTTGCTAGTAAAGAAAAAGAACCAACTGCTGTGTTGTTAGCCCCTGTTGTGTTTGCTAATAAAGCTGTATATCCAAAAGCGGTGTTGTTATTTGCTGTTGTGTTTGCACCTAAAGCAGATGCACCCGCTGCTGTGTTTCTTGTTCCTGTGGTGTTAACAGTTAGGGTTTCGTTTCCTAAAGCTGTATTTGCATTTGCTGTTGTATTAGCATCTAGAGCTTGAAAACCAACCGCTACGTTAAAATCACCTGTCGTGTTGGCTACTAAAGCTGCTCTACCAAGGGCTGTATTTGAATGACCTGTAGAATTTGTGTCCATTGCACCATATCCTACTGCCGTGTTAGAATCGGCTGTAGTGTTTCCTTGTAGAGCATCGGCACCTATTGCTACGTTTAAACTTCCAGTTGTATTACTGTCTAAAGCATCTTTACCAATAGCTACGTTTTCTGAACCTGTTGTGTTTAATGCTAAAGCATCAGCACCTATAGCTACGTTAGAATCTCCTGTAGTTAAAACATTAAATGCTTGATTACCAAATCCTGTGTTGTTAGAAGCTGCGTTTAACGTGCCTGTTCCTGCATCGTTACTTATAA